CAACGGAAAAGAGAATTCAACAAATTCTAGAATGCATTACAATGAGTGCTCCTGTATATTTATAATAAACGGTGAAGAAAATATTTAATAACATACAATTGGTTTTTATAATAATATTGGCCGTTGCCCTTATTTTAAGTCTATTATTTAGACCACAAACACCAATTAATACTTATGAGGATGAAATTAATGATTTAAGAAATCAAAATACCCTTCTCCTATTATCAAACGACAGTATAAATAACATAAACAATAAATTACAGGAAGAAATTAATACTATACTCTATACTATAGATAGTACAAAAATTATTTTAGAAGAAACAGAAACAAAATTAGCAGATTTAGAGAACAAAAGAAATGAAATACCTAATATCATTAGTCATATGGATAGCGATGATATCACCAATAATATCTCAGACTATCTCAAGAGGAGAAGTAAAGGAGATAGTCAATAGTAACGATGATACTTTAATTCTGATGAATTTAGAAGATGCTAGAATTGTGCTTAGTGATCTTTTAGAATATGAAATTGTTGACAGTTTATTAACAGTTTATAAAGAAAAGGATACATTAAATGTACATACTATTTCTTTACAAAAACATGTTATAAATAAACTAACACAAAAAACAAATAACTTACAATCTATAGTAAGTAATTTTGAACAAATTCTATCTAACAAGGACACTGAAATTGAATTAAAAAGCAAAACTATTAAAGCACAAGAAAAGGAAATAAAAAAACAAAAAAGATTAAAAATAGTTGGTTTTATAAGTTCTATTGTGTTACCTGTACTCACACTATTAACTCTAATTTAAATGAGTGATATTAAAAAAATAATAAAACAAGAATATATAAAATGTGTTTCAAACCCTACATATTTTATGAGAAAGTACTGCCAAATTCAACACCCAACTCGTGGCAGAATTCAATTTAATCTTTATCCATTTCAAGAAAAAGTATTAGATATATTACATAAAAATGACAGAAATATAATACTAAAATCACGTCAATTAGGAATATCAACCCTAGCAGCAGGTGATGCATTACATTTAATGTTATTTCAGAAAGATAAAAATATTCTAGTAATAGCAACAACTCAAGCAACAGCTAAAAACCTTGTAACAAAGGTTAGAACAATGTACGATAATTTACCTAGTTGGCTTAAGCTTAAATCTGTTGAACACAATAGATTATCACTTCGTCTAACAAATGGTTCACAAATAAAAGCCATAGCAGCGAGTGAAAACGCAGCAAGATCCGAAGCTATATCCTTATTAATACTAGATGAGGCTGCCTTTGTAGAGCCAAATAAAATTGATCCTATATGGGCTTCCGCACAACAAACACTAGCAACTGGTGGTAAGTGTATAATGTTATCCACTCCTAATGGTACTGGAAATCTATTCCATAGAACATGGGTTAAAGCACAAGAAAAAGACAATGGTTTTATTCCTATTAGATTACCTTGGAATATTCATCCAGAAAGGGACCAAACTTGGAGGGACGCACAAGACGATGAATTAGGAGAAAGATTAGCAGCACAAGAATGTGATTGCAATTTCTTAGCATCTGGAAATAGTGTAATACCTCCTGAAGTATTAGAATTTTATGAAAAAACTCACATACAAGATCCTGTAGAACGTAGAGGGATAGGTGGAGATTATTGGATATGGGAATATCCAGATTATTCGAAAAATTATATGGTTGTAGCCGATGTTGCTAGGGGGGATGCTAAAGATTACTCTGCATTTCATGTTATAGATACTGAATCATGTGTTCAAGTAGCTTCATTTAAAAGTCAAATTGGTACAAAAGACTACGGAAATATACTAGTATCAGTAGCAACCGAATATAATAATGCTCTATTAGTAGTAGAAAACGCAAATATAGGATGGGCAGTACTACAGCAAGTAATTGATAGGGGATATCAAAATTTATATTATTCTCCAAAAGACGATAAAACACAAGACGCTGAAAGTTGGATAGCTAAGGGATATGACATACTAGATAAATCAAAAATGACACCTGGATTTACTATGTCAAACAGAACTAGACCATTAGTAATAGCCAAATTAGACGCTTATATGAAAGATAAATCTATTATCATTAAATGTGGTAGAACGTTAGAAGAAATTAGAACTTTCATTTGGAAAAATGGAAGACCAGAAGCTCAACAAGGATACAACGATGATTTAACAATGAGTATAGGAACAGCATGTTATGTAAGAGATACAGCTCTCAAATTTGCACAACATGGTATAGATTTAACAAAAGCAACATTAAACGGAATAACAAAATCAACTAATAATACAAAAACAGTATATACTAACAAACCCCAAGATGATCCTTGGTCTATGAAACATGGGGGAAATGACATAGATTTAAGGTGGTTGATATAAACCAATATTTATTACATATATAACAAAAAGATGGCAGACAAAGGCTTATTTTCAAGATTACAAAAATTATTTTCAACAGATGTTATCATCAGAAATGTTGGGGGTAAAACTCTCAAAGTAGGGGACGTTAATAGATTACAATCATACGGAAGTTTAGAAACTAATCGTTTGATGGATAGATTTACTAGATTATACTCTCCGGTAGCTTCCTGGGCATATAATCCAACTTTAAATTATCAAACTTTAAGATATCAATTATACTCTGATTATGAGGCAATGGATACTGATGCTATTATAGCATCTTCTTTAGACATATTATCAGAAGAAGCTACTTTAAAAGATGAATATGGTAATGTATTGACCATTAATTCTGATGATGATAATATTAAAAAAGTACTAAATAACTTATTTTACGATATTTTAAATATAGAATTTAATTTACCTACATGGGTTCGTAATATGTGTAAATATGGTGATTTTTATTTAAAGTTAGAAATCAGTGAAAAGTTTGGAGTATATAAAGTAATACCTTTTTCAACATATCAAGTAATAAGAATAGAAGGAGAAGATCCAGAAAACCCAGATAAAATTCAATTTAAACTTGAACAAAGTAGTGGATATAATATTCAATATCCTCACAGTAATCAAAATAAAGATGATGCTGTTTATTTCGAAAATTATGAAATGGCACACTTTAGACTCTTAACAGATGCTAATTATTTACCATATGGAAGAAGTTATTTAGAGCCTGCTCGTAAGTTATTTAAACAATATACATTAATGGAAGATGCAGCTCTTATTCACAGAATAATGAGAGCACCTGAAAAACGTACTTTCTATATAAATGTAGGATCTATTCCTCCAAACGAGGTAGATGCGTTTATGGAAAAAACAGTTAGTTCTATTAAAAAGACACCTTACGTTGATCAGAACACAGGTGAATATAACTTGAAATTTAACATGCAGAATATGTTAGAAGATTTTTATATTCCAATTAGAGGAAATGACGCAGCTACTAAAATCGACACTACAAAAGGATTAGAGTATGATGGAATGGCTGATGTTGAATACTACAGAGATAAGTTATTTGCTGCGTTAAGAGTACCTAAAGCTTTCTTAGGATACGATGAGAATTTAGATGGTAAAGCTACATTAGCTGCTGAAGATATAAGATTTGCTCGTACAATAGAAAAAATCCAAAGAATTATAGTATCTGAATTATATAAAATAGCATTTGTACACTTATATACTCAAGGATATGACGATGAAAGATTAGTAAATTTTGAATTAAATTTAACAACTCCATCTATTATATTTGAACAAGAAAAGACTGAACTTTATAAATCAAAAGTTGAGCTTGCAAACAGTATTTTAGAAGGTAGTTTATTAAGTAAAGATTGGGTTTATAAAAATATATTTAAACTTAGTAATAAAGAATTTAAAACAGAACAAGAAGAAGCTTTAGAGGATGCTAAATTTAAATTTAGATTAAATCAAGTAGAAAATGAAGGAAATGATCCTTTAGAATCAGGTGAGTCGTTTGGTACCCCACACGACTTGGCTTCGTTATATTCTACTAAACGAGATAAATCAGTTTTAAATGTTCCTGATGGATATGAAGAAGAAAATCAGGGCAGACCACAAACTAAACTATCCCAATATAAAACTAACAGTAGTACGTTTGGTAAAGATCCTTTAGGACAAGATTCTATGAAGTCTAATGATTCTTTAAAAGTTAGTGACACAAACGATGTTCGTAGATTTCAGGAAGGGCAGTTATTTAGACATAAAAATGTATTAGATTCTCTTAAAAAAAAGAAACCAACTCTTTTAAAGGAGAATGAAGGTTTATTAGATGAAAGACAAATTACAGGCTTGGATTAGATCCGTATATTTATAACAGAGTAATCGATTTACCTATGAAAATTAAACATTCAAAGTACAAAAATACGGGAATACTTTTCGAACTATTGTCAAGACAATTAACTTCGGATACAGTTGAAGGAAACACAACCCACTCTTTGGACTTAATAAAAAAGTACTTTAAAAAGGGTACTATGCTGTGTGAAGAATTACAACACTACAGCGTCCTTACAAACAACAAATATAAAGATCCTAAAAAATCAGAAATATTATTAGAGGCAGTTTTAAAAAAGAGAGAAAATCTTAAAACAAAACAACTAGCTACTGAGAAATATAATTTAATTAAAGAAATAAAAAAATACTATAGTATAGATAATTTCTTCAAAGCAAAAATACAAAATTACTCTGAGCAAGCTTCTATATATACTCTTTTTGAAACTATTTCAAAAAACACATCACCTACACTACTTGTTGAAGCTAAGTTTAAAGTATTAGATAATTTAAATGAAGCAGAAAATAAATCTTTTAAAAAGGATATATT